GCAGTGCTCAAGTGAGTGAGTGCGCTTGGCATTCTCAATCACTCCAACCTTGCCTAGGTTGACGAGCTTTCGTGTCTTAATGTACTCCTGGACCTCCATCTTTCTCAGGTCCTGGCCGGGATTGCACCGGTTTAAGCGAGCGAGTGCGCTTGGCATTCTCGATCACTTCTAATGTACAATGGAGCAAACATGATGACACTATCATGAAAGGTCTATTTATATGGCGCCGACCGCTAGGCGCAAAACTAAACTAAACAAATAAAACTACTGTACAAACGCTGGAATGTTCAAAGGGTAGGCCTGAGCCTGAACAGAAACATCATAAAAGTAGGGATCAGCAGGCGCTGAGTTCAGAGAAGAAGTGTTGGGAGGAACTGGGGTAATCCCAACAGCACGGTAAGCAGAATTGGATTGACGGCCACCTGCACGATACCTCAAAGAACCATAAGCAGAAGTGTCCAAGGCATAAGTGCCTGGAGTATTGGGATTTCCGAACGCAGTCGTATACAAGAAATTGCCCAACATCACAATATGAGGAACATTAGCCAGGTAATACAAGGAAAAATCCTTGCCCGGCCTGACATGTCGTTCAAAATAAGTGATGGTAGACGCTTCCTCGACGATGTCCGTAACCTCACCAGTCTCCAAATGGGTTTCATACTTCAGCACATGAGCCTGAACCCCCCGAGTGTTGTTAAGAATCAAATCATTCCGCACAAAACGAGAGTTAACATAAAATGGAATCTCAACCTCAATGACGGGCTGCTGCAATGCTGTGGTGACATGGGTGCCATCAAAAGTATTGGACATCATCAAGTCGGCCTTAGCCACAGTACGATCAATAACAGTAGTAGAAGTGATCGGAGGAGCGTAATCAGGGACCGCTGGGTAATCAAGCGGATCAAACCAATTGGGAGACATCGAATTAGATGTCCCGGTCTGCATCGAACCATTCAAAGCCTGTGCTTTAACCACATTTGGCGTAGAAGTTTCCGGGGGGGGACCAAAAGTACCAGAAGCATTTGTTGCGTTCTCAACTCTGCAACTAGACTGGCTCCAAAAGCCACCGAACCCTGGTGTTGAATACCTGACCCCACGAGTGCTCTCAGCAGTTTGGGCGTTGTTGTAAGGTGACCCTGGACCGCCGCCATAAGTGGTACCGCTGATGACACCAGAGTCTGGCAAACGCTTGACAGACATTATCTGTGTCCCACGAGTTTCACCTGGAGCAGTGTTCCCATCAAGAATGTACTTGTTCCTAATGGCTCCTTTCCTGGCCAAAAACATCCTGGAAACAAAATGCATCATAGTCAACTGCCCAGGATTGACCCTAAGCAAGTTGGCCATGTCAACATAAACGTCATCAGGAACTGGCAACGCAGACAATGGAGCATTCAAAGTAAACTTAGCAGCAGGCGCCATGTTATAAGCGTAATTTGCAGCCAAAGCACCTGGATCACCAGGCAACGAAGTCCCGTCAATATATGGACCAAGAGTCGGAGTGTCAGCCGGTGCTGTAGCC